CAGAACTTAAAGATAATGCAATTACAATTCATAAGTTACTGGAATATCAACCTAATTTCTATGAGGTATTTGACGAAGAAGCTGGTGAGTATAAAAAGACAATGCGATTTGAACCAAATAGAAACCAATACAATAAACTACCAGCATCAATTCGTACAATTATCATTGATGAAGCATCAATGGTATCTGTTGATCTATTCCATCAAATCTGGACAGCACTAGAATCACCATCAAATGTTCAATTTATCTTTCTTGGTGATATTCAACAATTACCTCCAGTATTTGGCAGTGCAATTCTTGGATTCAAAATGCTTAAGCTTGAGACAATTGAACTAACTCAAGTATATCGTCAGGCATTAGAATCTCCAATTATTAGACTTGCCCATCGCATCCTTAGTGGTAATCCAATACTGGAAAAAGAATTACCATCTTGGGAAGTTCCAAGGCAATTAAAACTGCATCCATGGAAAAAGAAAATTCATCCTGATTCTGCATTACTAACTATTGCAGCATTCTTCAAGCAAGCATTTGATGCTGGACATTATGTACCAGAATCAGACATGATTCTAATTCCATTCAATAAAGCATGCGGTACTGATGAATTAAATAAACATATTGCATCTCACATAGCCAAGAAATATGGTTCAATGGTATTTGAAGTAATTGCAGGTTACAATAAGCATTACTTCAGAGTAAGTGAAAAAATTCTCTATGAAAAAGAGGATGCTACAATTATAGATATAAGAAGAAATCCAGTATATTCTGGTAAATGGCCACAATCTCCATCTACAAAGATGAACTATTGGGGAGATTTACAAGAAGATGAAGAAGATAATTTTGAATTAGGATCATCTAACGGTGACTCTAATGGTAATGGAGAAACGGATGAAGATGTTGATGCAATGTTAGAAGCATTGGCAAATTCAGACGTAGAAGATAGAGTGAGAGAAGCATCTCATATTCTTACAATTAGACTTAATGATAGTGAAAGAGAAATAGAAGTAAAATCAGCAGCAGAAATCAATGCACTAATTCTATCATACAGTCTAACTGTGCATAAATCACAAGGATCAGAATGGAAAAAAGTATATCTAATTCTCCATAACTCACATAACACAATGATTCAAAGAGAACTATTATATACTGCTTGCACAAGAGCAAGAGAAGAATTGTATGTAATCTGTGAACCGGATTCATTTGAGAAAGGAATAAAATCACAAAGAATTAAAGGTAATACATTAGCAGAAAAGAAAGATTTTTTCTGTGGTAAATTACAAAATGGTGAAGAATCATATCTTACAGAAATGGGGATTACAAAATGACACAATATCTTAAAGATAATACAGATATAATTGAAGATGCTACAAAAAAACTTGCCTCTACATGGTATATATCACAAAATGCAGCAGATGCAGTATTTAAAGCGGGTATGGCTTTTACACTCATACTGATTGAATCAGAGTATGATTCAGAACTTGTACAAGAAATAAAACAATTTCTTAAAAGATAAAATAAAATGAATCGTGACCATTACAATGATAGAATCTCAGTACAAAACAGAATGAATACACTAGCACATACATCACCACTGCAACATGCAGAATCTCAGAAAGCAGCAACACTTGCAAACCAAGGCTGTAAGTGTGGTAATTGTTTCTATTACCTAAGTAAATTACAATCAGGTAATTGCATCTTGAAAAAGAAAACAATTAATCCATACAACATCTGTCACTTACATCTTAAGAGAGTCAATCTTAATTTGTAAAAAGATACCCCTTGACATCTTGCCGCACCTATAGTAATATGCAAACTCCTCTCGAAAGAGAGGAACTTCTAGAAGTATAGATGTAATATCAATCCTGTAACACAATTCTTTTTCTTAATAGAGGAAATTCAAATGAACGATACTACAAATCAAGTCCAATCTGCTGTTCAAGCTAATTTTGACAATACTGTGGATGTTAAGGAATTCAAATTCCATTTCAAGACTCAGAAAGATAAAGATTCTGGTATTGAAACCAAGCGTCCCACTGTTGAATTGAAACTGCCAATTCCTTCTGTTGAAGGTGTTATCAAAGTTTTGGAAGCTGGCGGAAAGCAATTGGAATTGCTGCTTACTGCTGTGCAAGATATTGTTGTTGCTCAAGCTCGCAGTATTCTGAATGAGAATGACAATATGACTGGCGAAACATTCCCGCTGGATCAAGTAAGCTGGGATTTTATTGCCAATATGCCGGAAGCAGAAAAGCGTGGCCGTGGTATTCCCAAGGAAATGTGGGAGGAATTTGCTGCTGATTATATTGAAGTTATGCCTGCTGTTACTGGCAAAACTGCGGAACAGGTTGCTCTTGCAGCTAAGTTGTTCCTCAATAAGTTCCAGCAAGTTAAAACCAATAAGCCTGTCATTAGTAAGTTGCGTGAACAACTGGCAATCTATACCAATAACAGCAAGCAAGCTGAGAATTTTGCTGACTGCATCAAGTTCCTTGATGAGAAAGCTGAAGCTCTCCTGCAAGCTGATGAAACCGCACTGTTGGCGAATCTTTGATTTGTAATCTGTAAATAACCTTCTGTTCGTCACCTTTGCTGGTTTCTGAGACGAACGCAATCTAAAATAGAAACCAGCATCCATACCTCTTAGTTTTATACATTAGAATATAGAGGTATGGAGCAGAAAGAACAGAAAGAAGTAAAAGAACCAAGGTATTACCAACCACAAACATCTAAGTATCTACCTATATGGAATGCACTTAAGAATGATAAACAGTGCAGACTTACTGCCCCTCCAATTTACCATAAAACTATTATAAAAATGGTAAAGAATCGTAGAGATAAAGATACTGCATTCTTATTTGAACTATCAGAGCAGCATCTTACTCATCGCATTAAATATAAAGTATCAGGCTCAGTTATACATTTCAAGCTAATCATTGAAGCTACACTAAGAGGATTATAATTATGCCAAGTGAGATTTCCACAGACCTACAAATGAAGATCGCATCACTACAAGATGCAATTCTTTCAGCGCATCCCACAATGCCAATCCTTTTAAAAGAAATCCATACCATTCTAAAGAATGATCCTAGTAATGTCACATTATTGGGAGAGGATGAGATTGCCATCACTGTATCTGGACTTAAGCAACAAACAAAGGTAGCTATTACTGAATCAGCTACCAAAAAGAGAGTATCTCTTAAAGGTGTAAGTATTGCTGATCTCTAAGGCAATGGGCTATGAGCCTACAATCCATAGTCTATTGTCATTTGCGCCTTGCAAATAATATATCATTTCAAGATTATAAATTATTTGCAGAATGGTTAGGTTGTTATAACTACATCCTGCCAGCACAGAGAATCACAATACCAAAACTTATACCTGCAATTGCAATATATCTAAACAGTAATATATCTACACTGTTCGATAAAACATTTGCAATTGACACAAATTTCAATTCACTCATTCAGAAAGAGATACTACAGTGGATATTAGACTCAGAAGTTTATCATACTCATCGCTTTTAACTCTGCATTCATGCCCGCGCAAATACCAATTACAGAGACTGAACTCTAAAGTAAATGAAACTGAGGATGTATTTTCAGGAGTAACATTTGCATTTGGGCATGTGGTAGGTCTTGGTATCCAAGAATATATTACCCATCATAATGTAGATAAAACATATTGGGAATGTTTCCTAATGTGGGAGCCTGATCTATTGGCAGATAATCCAAAACAAAATAAATCATTCTGGTCTGCTATGGCAGCAGTAGATAGATTTATTTCAATGTGTTCATCTGGTTTCCTAGAAGATTGGGAACTATGTTATTACATGGGACAGCCAGCAACAGAACTATCTTTTATCATTGAATTCCCTGATGGATTCACTTATAAAGGATATGTTGATGCAGTATTGCAGCATAAAATCACACATGAAGTAATGGTTTTAGAAGTTAAAACCACATCTGCATCATCAGTCAATGCTGCAACATACAAGAACTCAGCACAAGCAATTGGTTATTCTATAGTATTGGATGCTTTATTTCCAGAGCTATCCTCTTATCTTGTAAAGTATCTAATCTATAAATCCAAAGCACAAGACTATGATGTAATGGATTTTGAAAAATCATATCTTGATCGTGCACTATGGATTAGAACTCTCTTACTTGATATTGATACAATTAAGATGTATGAAGCAGCTAGTATCTATCCAATGAGAGGAGAATCATGTAATGAATTCTACAGAGAGTGTGAATACTTTGGACTTTGTACTTTATCGACAGAAGCAGTTACATCGCCACTAGAAGATGAAGAAGAAGTAGAAATTGTAAGACGAAACTCAGAAGATTTTCTAATTACATTGCATCTAAATGATCTCATTCAATCACAACTATCTAAGGAATAATTTACAAAAGGAAATTAAATTATGACAATCACACAAGTATATAAAACTGAAAACGGTACAATCTGGAATACAGAGACAGAAGCAATTATTGCTGATGCGTTGGAGCAATCCAAAGTTTATATTGAGCAATATAAATTCAGTGCGATCATAGAAGCAATCGCAGATAGGATTACAGTTGTACAATACAAAGTAAGAGACGATGGAGCAAATTTTATAAATGAATCTGAGGAAGAAACTAAATCATGAAACTCACATCAGTAACTCCTTCCTCAACGCACCGTGTACTTATATTCGGTGCCCCTAAATCTGGCAAGACGCAGCTTGCAGCCTCATTGGCATCTCAATACAAACTTCTTTGGTTTGATTTGGAGAATGGATATGGCACATTACTTAAACTCCCGAAGAGTAGTCAAGAAAACATCGAGCTTATCCGTATACCAGATTCAAAAACTTTTCCCATTGCGATTGAGACGATGCTCAAGGTTATTACTGGAAGCAAAGTTACAATTTGCGACGAGCATGGCAAGGTGGC